TTAGCGGAGTAGGAGTGTCTTCATCATTAAAAAGCATTGGGATACCGATGGCGGCCGCAAGAGTTCCTAGTATACTAGCTACAGCTCCAACTCTTCCACCTTTTGGAAGCTTCAGATTTTTTAACATGCTTCCTTTGGGTTTTCCACCCCTAGTACCTTTACCATCTCTAAATGCTTCAAAAGAGGATTGTAATCCTTTTGCTCCCAAGTAACCTGCAGCTGGAGCTCCAACTGATGCTATAAGTTGAGCAAATCTACCAGTTAGTAACGTAGCTCCAAATTTATTATTTTCGTCTCCACCTTTTAGATTATTAAGACCACCGCCAATTACCAATGCTCTTAATAGTTTATTAGTTGTCTGAACACCCTCGTTGACTTCTTCAGTTTCTTTTAGTTCTTTCTTTGCGATTTTTATTGCAGGGTCTACTTCTTGACTATCTCCAGCAATTGAGGCTAAAATACCGTCACTTTCTCCACTTGTAGAAAAGGCACTAGCGATACTGCCAGACAAGTCTTTGTTTCCAAATATCTTACCTACTGCATCTATTTTATCTACAACTGTATCTAAGTTTCCTAGTAAATCAAATCCAGTTAGTTCTTTGAGACCTTGACCGAACATAGTAAACTTAGTGTCTTGTTCAGCAAGTTCTTTAGATTGTTTCTCAACAGATTCATTAAGTTTATCTAAAGCAGACTTAGACTTATCTACTAAGTCTTTTTGCATTTCTAACTCTTCTCTTTTAGTATCAAAGATTTCTGTTTCAAACTTTAAGAGTTCTGCAGATTGTGTTTTCTTTTCTTCTGCAAGTTCCTTTTGTCTATTCTCGTCTCCTAACCCTTCTGCACGAACACGGTCTAATTCTAGTTTTTGTATATTATCTCTAAATTTCTGAATCTTTTTACGATTCTTCATTTCCGTTTCTGCAATCTCTTGTTCTAACTTGATTGCTTTTGCTTGGTTGAGTCCGAAAGTATCTTGTGCATATTTGAGTTGGTCTAAGAATCCACTTGTACCACTTATTTTATCTAAACCTTCTGCAAGTTTTTTGTAAGTCTTAGAGGTTTTATCTGCATTGTCAGAAGTTGCTTTGACTATGTTACTAGTATACTTCTGTAACTCATTGGCATTTGCGGCTGCTTTAAACGAACCCTTAGTAGTCTTTCTTAAGTCAGCAATAGTTTTTGCTAGAGGTGTGTTAACCTCTTGTAAGTTTGCGACAACATTCTTAAACTTCTTACCAAACTCTTCTGTAGTCTTGGTTATCTCTTCTTGTTTTTGTTGTCTAAGTATTTGTATACTTTCGTCTGCCATGTCTTATTGTGTCCTTATTTTTTACTAAATGCTTGAGCACCAAAGAAAGCTGCAACGATACCAGCGACAGCAATAAAGTATACTCCTGCCATATCTCCTAGTATATTACCAGCCTTTTCATAACCAGCAAAGTTAGTTCCAATAACCAACACTGGATATAATAACATACCATATAAAGAGTACCATGCCATTTGTCTTTGTGCATCACGCATTGCATCTGCATCTTCTAACTCTTTACGTTTAAATTCTAAATACATTTTTTCTTCTGCTCTTGAAACTTTACCATCACCGTTTGAATCTGCAGGGTGAAATGTTTTATTGTCTTCATCACTCATAATTTGTGTCCTCTAATATTATGAATCACTTACACATAACAAAAATTAATTATTTTGTTCTTGTCTTAACCTCTCTCTTTCTTCTTCAAGAAATTGTACAAGAAGTTTTACATATATCTCTCTTTCCCATGGTATCATTTCTTCCAATTCTGTTAATGAGTACTTGTGTTCCTGCATTAACTGAAAGTTAGATTGATAATAACCAACTAAACTTTCATGAGAAAGAGATATTAAAAAAAAGAGTTAAGTCCTTGTAGTACTCTCTCTTGTTTGGTACCACATAACTCACAAGTATACTCAACAGTTTCCTTCAATGAAGGTGTTTGCATGAAATACTCGTTTACTTGTTCTAACTGTTCTAACGTAAGAGACTCTACAAAGTCCTTTAAGTCAGAATCCTTCACATCCTTACACTCATAAACTTCGTTTTCATCAAATATTGTCTCTATACCATACATAACTGTTGCAATTAGACGGTCATCTATGTTATCTATGTCTTCTACTTTAGATAATTCTCCAACTGTAGGGTATTTTAACACTAAACCTAAGTTATCTGTTAACATAAGTTTAGAATCTAGTGAATTTTCAGTAAGTTTAACTTCATTTAAGTTAATTTCTGCACTTCCACTACCTGTACAGTCATCTTCATAACAAAGAAACTTAGATTTAGCTGTTTCTCCTACTGATTTTGTTCTAATCTGTAGAAATAGGTATTCTAAATCAAATAAAGGTAGTTTATTTGCATCAACTTTACCAAATGTTACACTTTCAATCAATTGAGTGAGTGCTTCTGCAATTTCTTTACCGTCTTCACTCTCTTTTGCAATCAAAAGATACTTTTGTTCTTTAACTAAGAAAGGTCTATACTTAACTTCTCTTCCGTCACTTAAATTGCACACATATGTTGGTGCAGATTGGATTGGTAATCCCATAATTTACTCCATATTTTATTAACCACCAAATAAACTACTAAAATCTCTCAATGAATCTTTTAGTCTACTTACTTGTGAATCATATTTATTAAATTTCTTAAGGTATTTTTCTGCCCTATCGTCACCAAACTGGGCTGCAAGTCCTAGACCTTCTAAAATACCATCAAATCTTCTTCTACCACTATTTAGACCACTAGGATTAACTTTATTAGTACCGTTGTACACACTATGTAAGTCTGATAAGTCTGCAACTAATTTTGCATCTTTATATTCTGTAGTAAAATGTTGGAATGCCATGGTGACTGTAAATAATAACATATCAGAACTATCCATTGATAGAGTTTGTGCTGCAATTGCTTTTGGGAATGCATTATGTAATGTATTCTTAACTGTTGTTGTTCCTTCACCCATTCTTCCGTCTCTTCTTAAATGTTCAATTTCAACCGTTCCTTGATAGATACTAGGATATTCAAATAGTGGAAATTTATTTCTATCGTATGATACACCACCTTCAGAAGTATCAGTAGTGACAATGAAATCCATCCATGCCTGTAGTATCTTTCTATCTGTAAAATTAGTATCACAATAAAAGGATATTTCCATTTCATGCATGTCATTAACAATACCTGTTGGAACTATTTTAGTTTTTCCTACTGGAGAATATCCTTCAGTTTCTATTGTTCTTGAAGGTAATGAAGCACTCCTACACCTTACACCTTCTAGTGAAAGATATACACTTTTACTCGTTGTGGTATCTGATACTCCACCAACTGTTGTTGTGACCTTTGAAGTTATTGCTGGGCCAAAGAAGTTTACTCTGAATTGGTTTGTCATTGCAGGAGCAGTTAAGTTTGCCATTAACTTGTCTATAGAAAAATTTGGTCTTGAACTTATTCTTTTTGCTTCAGCATTAGCTGCATCACTTCTTAGTCCTTCTTGTAATGCTTCAACATCTATCTTTGGTTGAACGTCTTTGATACTTGGTATTTTATATTTTTTTATATCCATTAATAACTCTCTACTTTTATCCTACTATCTTTGTAAACTGTATGTGCATTTGTGTTTTTAGTGAACTTGTAAGCTGGTAGTAAACTTACAATATCCCAATCACTATATGGCACTTCTTTAATTTGTCCTTGTATTTCAGATGTAAGATATCTTTTGATACATGGTCTTGCCCACTTTAACCTAGCGGACTTACGAATCAAATCATAACTCATTTGTATCCTTGTATCCATTTCACTTTGACCGTCAAAGTCTCTAGTATATCTTAATAATTCTGTTAATAATTCTACTCTTCTTAATGGATGGATGTAATGTAAATTCAATCCATAAAATCCATCTGTTGTAAATTTAAATGGTATGACTAGTGGGAACCTATCATAGTAAGGTAGGACATCTCTCCATTTTGCAATGTATGAAAACATGAACATTCCACCTATGACTGGTCTATCCTTATCAACGTAGTTTTCAGAGTATTCTTCTCTTACTCTAGAACTTATCTTCATACTACCTATTGCACGTCTAAACCAATTCAAGGATTCTTGTGATTGACGTTTTAACTCCGTAGGAGACATTTCACTAAGACGTGTAACAAGATTAATCATAATACTATTTATAGTTAAAAGGAATAATTTAGTAGAGATTCTTCTGTAAATTTTATTTCTTTTACAGTTTGCATAACCTTAATACTGTTTGCGTACATTTCGTTTCGGTCTTCTGAAACATGCATCTCAAGAATGTTAGGTTTCAGAACTGCAAACATGTTATTATCACTCTTAGAAAACAAACCTAACCAAGTATCAAAATCAAGTGGGTTGTTTAAAGTAGATTCTTTGTCCCATAACACAAACTCTTGGTCTAACTTATTCAAGTGTATAAGTGCATGAACTCTATGGGTGCCTGGGTGAACCTTCCATTTGTTACCATTCATCCAAGCTTGAGGAACCGAATACAAACCTTTAGTTCTAATCTCATTGATTAACCATATAAGTTTTGTTGCATGAAAGTTTTCGTTGTACTTATGAATGGACATTTTCTCTCTAAAGTTTTCTGCAACAACTGGTTCTAGTTCTTTGTTTTCTAGTAAATGTTTTGCTAGTCTTAGATGGTCTTTAGGTTTAGGTTCCCAATCGTTTTCTAGTGCTTCACCCAATGTGACTAATTTGGGTTTGACCACTAACCCATCAAATATTGTTCTGAGCTCGTCTATATCATTTTGGGTGTTTAAGTGCTTAATCTCATCCATTTAAATATTCCTCTACTAGTTTTATGTCATCAGGCGTATCTACAGATAATCCGATATCATTGACCTCTACCATTTTAACTTTGTGTCCATTCTCTACATATCTAAACATTTCTACATTCTCTCTTTTTTCAAACTCACCTCTAGTAAGTGTTAAGAACATTGATAACATGTCTCTATCGAATGCATACAATCCCATTTGTTGATAAGGTGAGATAGGTAGTCTAGAAAAATGAGTTGCATAGTTGTCTTTATTGAATGAAACTTTAACAACATTTATATCACTGTTTTTATAATCTTGTTTTATTTTAACATATGCATTCGATACACTACCTAGTGTGTAAGACTCTATTAGTTTATCAATTGCATCAGGGTCAATCAGGGGTTCGTCACCTTGAATGTTAACATAGATGTCTGCATCAAGTGTGTCAAGTGTAAGTGCAATTCGGTCAGTACCAGTGGGGACATCATTATCAATCCTGATTACATTCAGGTCATTATCATTACAATAGTTTTCGATTCTATTATCATCAGTGACCACATAGATTTTGTTCAGTCTCTTTGAGAGTGTTGCACGGTCATAAACTCTTTGTATCATTGTTTGACCATTAATCATTGCAAGGGGTTTACCCTCGAATCTAATTGAACCCCAACGGGCTGGTATTAAACCGACTGTATTGATTTTGCTTTGTTCCAACATTCTACTTTACCGTATCCATATTCTGCATGTATGAAATCTACGCCTGATGAATCTGCACATTCTTTGTCTACTATCATGTCTCCAACATAGACTGCATCTTTAGGATTAGTATTACAATGTGCAAGAGTAAATAATAATTGGTCGGGTGAGGGTTTACCTCTCAATCCTTCAGTGGGACAACATACGAAGTCGAACTCAACATCTAGTTTGGATAGAATATCATGTGTTCTATCTTTATGTTTAGATGTGACGACTGCAAGTTTCTTCCCTTGTGACTTAAGGTGTTGTAAGTGTTTTTCTACACCATCATAGAAATTGATTAGGTCACTATTCTCTGAAGAGAATTGGTTGTACTTTCTCATGAGTTCATCTTGGTCAGTAAGTATACCTATTTCAGTTAGTATATCTTTGAATGGTTTACCTATTAACTTGAAGTAATCTTTAAAGTCTCTACCAGTGTTAAGAGAGTTGAATGACTTCTCCATGTTCTCCTTTGAATCAATTAAGACTCCATCTAAATCGAATATGTATAATGTCTTCATGTTAGGTGGTCTTCAGTTAATATTCTAAACTTCAATCGTCTATCTTTACAATACTCTTCTGCAGCTTTAAACTTTGCTTGATTGACAGCATAGGTTGCAATCTCATTGAGGTATCGTTTGGTTTGTCGTTTAGGTTCCTTTGGGGGTTTAAGTTGTTTCTTGGGTTTAACTTCTATAATCTCTCTTATAGATTGACCCTTATCGTTAACATACTTTATGTAAAAGTCAGGAAAGTATCTATGTACTTTTTTATCTAAAGGAGACTTGTATGGAATGATAACTTCTTCACTACCCCACTCTATGATATTAGTATTATTATCACAATAGACCATAAACCTTCGTTCCCATAAAGACCTGTATATTATCTTTGTGGGGTCTCCTCTGTATTTTTTATAGTTCTTTGGTTTAAACCTTCCGCTGTATGACATAAATAGATATGAATAAGTTATATAAAGGTATTTATACATGGCGTCAATAAACAAATTTCTATCAAAAATCAATCAAGCATCTACAGCACTTAAGTCAGTTAAAGGTATATCAAGTAAAATATTTGGTACAGGATATCAAACAAATGTATCTACACAAGAACAAGATGTTGAAACTGAAAGAAGAAGACTTCAACAAAATGCTAAAGCTTTAAAAGGTGCATCAAATCCCTTACAGTTTCAAGGTACGAAGTATGCATCTCAACCAATAGTGCCAAGTTCTCAAGAATTAGTATATCCTAGAGAGAATCCTGTAGATAATTATATTCACTTTACAATCCTACCAAGAAGTCAAAGAAGTGGTGGAAATTTACTATCAACTGGAAAAACTGAAATTTATTTATATGCTCCAAATGTAAAAAATGATGCACCATCAATTTCTTACAACAATGTTGATTTTGGAAACGTACAAAGAGATATATTAAATAATGGGTTTTTTGATATGGATGGTGGTGTTAGAGCTGAGATTAGTGAAATCTTGGCAAAAACATTAAATAAAATTTATTTGGGTACAAGGGACTTTGAACAGAATAGAACAGTCAACCCACAACAAGAGGTTATGTTTGAGGGTATCCAGTTTAGAAGTTTCGATATGGCATTTCAATTTAGACCGAATAGTATAAATGAGTCAGAAGAAATTAATAACATTATATGGGCATTTAAAACTGCAATGTTGCCAGATACATATCAATTGAAAGATAATCAAGTCGCAGCTGATATTTCTGAAAATTACTTTAACTTACCCAATATTATAGAAATAGAATGGTTTGGTAAAATTAAAGATAGAATTGATGGGTTCCAAAAGTCTTTCATAACCAATGTATCAGTTCAATATAATGGTGGTAATAAAATGGAAACTTTTAAAGATGGTATGCCTTTAGTTATAGACATGTCAATTTCGTTTGTAGAAAATGTATTAATGACACAAGAAAATTATCAAAGAATAACTGCTTCTAGTAAAAAGGATTTGACAAATATAGACGAACCACCAACTGCCAGAGATTTAATATCAGACAATCAAACAAAAGAAGTAGAACGTAAACAAGAAAAAAGTACATATCCTGCAACTGATTGGACTAAAACTAAAATACTCCCACCAGGCGGTTTGAAAGAAGATTTCTTAGATTCTTTCGGAGCTGGCCCAACTAAAATGCCTTGGGAGGACTAGAATATGGCAAATCAATTATATAAGAATTTTCCTGAAATACAATATACTTTATCTAATGGTAAAATTGTCACAATAAAAGATTTCTTTAGAAAGGCTAGAATAACATCTTTCAGTCTTGATAAAGTTGTTGATTATGAATACTATGAATTGCAGGAAGGTGAAAGACCTGATGTGGTTGCATCTAAATTATATGGTGACAGTGATTTACATTGGATTTTCTTTTTGGTCAATGACATGGAAAATTACTATGACTGGTATATGAGTTCGGAGACATTTGAAACACATATAGACTCTAAGTATACTGGTCAATACTTAACCTTTGCAACAACTGATGATGTTGTACAATACCCTAATTATGACAGTCAAGGAAACTTACTAAACACTAGAAAATATCTATTAGGAGAGAAGGTTGATACTGTAAAAGGAACTGGACATATCTTAGAAGTAGACCCTCTAAATAAAAGAGTTAGAGTAGAGAGAGGACAATGGGAACAAGGGGAAACCTTAGTCGGATTAAATAAATCATCTGTAATTACAAGTATCATAGAACCTAGAGATATCATAGTACATTACGAAAATGCTGATGGAGTTAGAACCAATGTTTCTACAGATGGTTATACTAGTGTCTCTTTATGGCAAAACGAATACAATAAAAATGAAAACAAAAGGCGAATAAGAATAGTCAAACCATCTTATATGGATGTAGTTTTACGAGAGTTTGAAACCTTAATGTCCAAATAATGATGAACACACAAGACAGAGACCAAGTAGGAATGGTCAATCTACAAGAAGTTACTATTCAATATGGTAGTAATGAAAGTGAAAAAACTGATATAATAAATTTAGTGGATAGAATTTCTATATACGAAAGTATATTCAGTAAACATACTACTGGAAATGTGGTTGTAGTTGATGCAAATAATCTTATAAAGAACAAATTGTTAACTGGTCAAGAAAATATTACAATCACTTGTTCAATGGATGACCCCGATAACAGAAGCGGTGGTAGAGAAATACAGAGAACTTTTAGATTATATAAAATTTCTAACCTTATAAGACAGGGTGATTTAATTCAGACATATACTATGCACTTTTGTGACCCATTGATGTATAGAAGTAAAGAAGAAAGAATAAGTCAAGCTCTTAGGGGTTCCCATAAAGATATGCTTGAAACCCTTTTTGAAGAAATTAGTGGAGACCCAATGTTCATACCTCTATTTACTGAATTTGAAGAAACACAAGGTGACAATCATCAATTTGTTGTACCAAATTGGTCTGTTAATAAAACATTAGATTGGTTGGTAAACAATAGTAATCCAATCAAGGAAGAGTCATATAAGAACTCAATGTTTTTATATCAAGACCTCTTTGGTCAGTATAGATTTAAATCTATGGACAGTATGTTATATGATTCAGAACAAGATGGGTTTACTCATCTTGGACGTGGTCAAATAGACCCAAAATCTCCTGAATTTGAACGTAGAAAAGTTATACTAAGTTCAAATAAACCACAAGAGTTTGACACTCTTCGTGGATTGTCTACTGGTGCATACGCCTCACTATTAAAAATATATGACCCTATTAGAAAAATAGAGAGTATTAAAGAATATGATATTGAGGATACTACTCAAAGAAGACAAGATTCTAGAGATAATAATAGTTTTCTTGCAAAAGAAAGTCCACTAACACCTCTCATAACAAAAGAGGGTACACTTCCTAAACCACATAAGTTAGAACAACCTGCTACTATACTTCATGAATATACTACAACTCATATGTTTGATAATAAAGACAGTGTTGATGATGAAGAAGTTTTTATAGGTGTTAAACATACTGATAATAGTAAATTGGAAAGACATGCATTGATAGAGATATTAAATCAAAATAGAATAGAGGTCGTTGTACCTTTTACAACTGATTTGAGTGCTGGCAATTCGATAAGTCTTGACTTACCATTGGGGGAAGTATCTATTGGCCTGCAAGACCAAGTTAAACAAGATAATACATATTTAATTACAGGTGTTTCAATTCATATAGATAATGTTACACACATAGGTACTACTAACTTAGAATGCTCAAAAGAAAGTAAATTTCAATCACCAATATGATACATCACTACGGAATAGTTGAAGATAGAAATGACCCTCTTGAAATAGGTAGAGTGAGAGTTCGTATCTATGGTATTCATACTGAAAATAAATCACTAATTGCAACACCCGACCTTCCATGGTCTCAAGTATTACTTCCAACAACCTCTGCAGGTCTTTCAGGATTTGGAACACAACATGGTTTAGTTGAAGGGTCTACAGTTGTAGGGTTTTTTAGAAATGATATTGATATGCAAGACTTTATTATCATTGGTTCTGTTGCAGGTATACCTTCAGAAGGTTATCGAAAAGATGTAAACGATAAGATTAAAAAAAGAACTCCTGATGAAGGTTTCAGTGACCCTAGACGATTAACTAAATCTGATTATGATAAAACGGTTGACGGTAAAAATCCACCCGAAGTTAAAAGACCTTTTGGACTAGAAAATGGATTAGACACTGCACCTATCAAACCAAAAAAATTAAAGTTAAACCATTCAGGAAAGGGGTCTTCATTTGAAAATCCAAAACTTACTAAAAAAGATTTACCACTATATCCTTTATATACAGACGAATCAGATGTATCAAAATATGCAAGAGGTGAGATAGAATATGATAAAGGTGGTGATAATGAGAAAGCTGGTGTCGTAGAATTAGGAGGAAGGGAGACTTATTTTAATTCTACTGTTATGAATCCACCTTCCAGTTTTCATGATATACCTTCACCACAATATCCATATAACAAAGTTTATGAATCTGAATCGGGTCACATAATAGAAGTAGACGATACAAGAGATGCAGAAAGGATTGCAGTGGAACATAGAACAGGAACCTTCTTTGAAATACATCCTGATGGAAGTCAGGTAACTAGAATCGTAAACGACAATTGGTATGCTGTATACAAAGATAATGAAATGTATGTTGGTGGTAATTGTAAAGTGTTCGTGGAAGGAGATGCAAAGATAGAAGTCAGAGGAAAAACAGATATAGAATCTGCAGGAAACCTATCAGTCGTTGCACCTGAAGTAAGTATCAATGGTGGCACAATTAAGTTGAACTCATAATGGCACTTGTACTTCCAGTAATACCTCTAAGTCTTCCATGTCCTGATGGAACTATAATCAATCTACCAACAAAGGCAGACTTAGCCAATGCAATTGCAAAGATAGGAGATATACCCAGTCAACTAAAAGTTTATCTTGTAACGAATGCAAGTGAGATAACTGCAGAGGCAAGAGAACAGATTGAAAAAATTATCAAAGAAGTAGAAGACTTCATGGACAAACTTGCAAATATCGCTTCTCCTTATTGGGATAAGGGAACAGTTCGTAATTGGGGTAAAGAGGCCAGAGAAGCAATAGAAGAACTATTACAAGAGTTTCATATCTACATTCCAGTAAAGATTATGGAATTGATTAGTAAGATTATTCCAGTGTCATTCACGGTCACTCTTTTAGGAATAAGTATAGATGTACTTAAAATCTTAACCAAAGAAGAACAGACAAATATAAAAATCCAAATCGGTGCAAAGGTAGATACCTTTTATGCACTCATTCCTGATGAGTATAAATTATTTGACGGTGAGTTTGGAATAGAATGTAATGAGTGGAAAGCAAAAGTTATATGGAAGTATCTAAAAAGTGAAATTATGGATTGGGTGACTAACTCCATATTCAAGTTATTTGATAAACTTATAGGTAAGTTTAAAGATATATGGAAAGCATTAAAACTACCAAGTCTACCTGCTCTTTTTTCATTTGATTTGGGTGCATTAATCAATCTATGGAAGGCACAAGCAAAAGCAAAGTTTGGGGAAAAGACTAAAGAGTATAGAGAGTATATTATAAACAAACTAGAAAGTTTAAAAATTGCTGGGTTTGACATACTTGCAATCATAGGTAGTAAGGTTGAATTAACTGTACAATCACTAGAAGATAAAATCAATGAGATAATTTCAGACTTTAGAGATTTTATAATTAACTGGAAAAAGAAACTACTATTTGATTGGGTTAAAATTGTAGAAAAGTTCTTTAAAGCAATAGGACTTGGTAAGATATTTGATTTCATAAATCTAACATTTTGTGATTTACTAAAACTTGTAGGCTTTCCACAATCAATTGACATTTCACTTCCCAAGAACGTATAAATAGTATTATGGCACAATATGTTAACAATGGAAAGACAGTCGCAAGTGAGAACATTTACTCGGACTTAAACCTTTCTTTTAAGGCACATCCAATTACAGGTGATGTAACAAGAACCACTGATGTTGATGCAGTTATAAGGTCTATAAAAAATATAGTATCAACTAATGCATATGAAAGACCATTCAAACCAAATTTTGGTGTAAACATAAGGTCTATGTTATTCGAATTAGACACTACATTATTTGGTAGACCTAGGGTTGCAAAACAAATTGCAGAAACTATAGAGATATTAGAACCTAGAGTGACTAATGTAAAAATAACAATAAACGAAGTAGACGGTAATGAACTAAACATGACAATTTACTTTAGAGTAATCAACAGTGTTAATATAGAAGAATTTTCATATGTATTAACAAGGACACGATAATGGCTATAAAAAGTTCACAATTAAACATAACCGATTTAGATTTTGATGATATATCAGTAAACCTTAGAAATTATCTTAAAGGTCAAGACCAATTCAAAGACTATGACTTTGATGGTTCAAACATGTCAATATTAATAGACCTACTTTCATATGCTTCACACATTGGTGCAGTTAATACTAACATTGCAGCTTCAGAACTGTTCTTAGATTCTGCTCAAATCAGAAAGAACGTAGTGTCTCGTGCAAAGGATTTAGGATTTGTTCCTCAATCAGAAACGGGTTCAACTGCAATTGTAGATATTACACTTAGTGATGTGAGAAATCCTGATGGAACTTACCCGACAACTACTGAAATGACTTTAAGTAGAGGTTCTATTTTCAATACTACCTTTGACGGTAGAACATATTCTTTTGTATGTCCAACTACAATAAAACCAACACAAAATGGTGATTCTTATGTTTACAATCAGGTAAACTTAGTTCAAGGAATATATGCAAGTGATACTTTCGTATATGATTCACAATTATCTAATCCTAAATTTGTATTGACTAACAACAGAGCTGATAAATCGAGACTACAAGTAAGTGTAAACTCAAATGGTGTTTCATCAACCTATGCATTATCAACTAATATCTCAACAATAACAACAGAGTCTACGGTTTTCTATGAACAAGAAAACGAAGATGGGTTTAGAGAAATATACTTTGGAGATGGTGTATTAGGTAAACAACTATTAGATGGTGACATTATATCTATAACGTATATTATAGTAGATAAGAACCATGCAAATGGTGCTAGAACATTTTCAATGTTAAACAACATTAATGGATTTTCAAATGCACAAATAACTGCAACTTCAGTTGCTCAAGGTGGTGCAGAAAAAGAGTCTATAGATTCTATCAAGTTTAAAGCGAATAAGTTCTATACTTCACAAAACAGACTAGTCACACTGAATGACTACAAGGCAAAGGTCAGTGAGTATTATCCGAATGCAGATGCAGTTGCAGTATGGGGTGGTGAAGACAACAATCCACCCGAGTATGGAAAGATATTTGTTGCTCTTAAACCTAAAAACTCTGATTACTTATCAGACACAGAAAAAAGTAATGTTATTAAGAAGTTAAATTCACTTAACATGTTAACTGTTAGACCTACTATTGTAAACCCCGAGATTATAAAAATATTAATCTCTACTACATTCAAGTACAATGCAAACCAAACAACATTGTCACAAGGTGAGATGGAGACTGTAGTAACAAATGCAATCAATGAGTTTGATAATACTAATCTAAGTAACTTTGATTCAATCTTTAGACACTCTAGATTGATACAATTCATAGACAGTTCTAACAATGCAATTCTATCTAATACAACAAACATTAGATTGAAAAAATCTCAAAAAGTTTTTACAGACACTACAAGAGGTGTAGTTGTTGAGTTCGGTAATGGACTTTACAACCCACATGTAGGTCATGCAAAGGCTAGTGGTGGTATAGTATCCACTACTGGTTTTAAAGTTTCAGGTGATTCTATAAATACACAGTATTTTGATGATGACGGTAATGGTAATCTAAGAAGATACTATCTATCGGGGTCAACAAGAATCTATCAAGATAATTCTGCAGGTACTGTAGATTATTCAACTGGAAAGATTTCAATCAATACCATTTTCTTTACTTCATTAGTAAATGTAGATAGTACGATTGACTTTACCGTTATCCCTAATAGTTTGGATGTGGTTGCAACTAGAGGTAATCTAGTTGATATCGACCAACAATCTATTGTGGTTAAAGGTGAAATAGACACCATTGCAAGTGGTGAATCAAGTGCTGGAGTTGGTTATACATCAACCTCTTCCAGTAGTTATTAATTGTTATGAAGAAAGTGGTCGAGAGTCCCTCGAGTAGTTTCCCATTAATTTGGATTTTATAGGAGTAAAATTAAAATGGCAGATAAAAAAATAAGTGCTTTAACAGCAGTCGCAGATTCAGAAATCGGTGCTGATGATTTATTGCATATCGTAGACAACCCAGGCGGAACACCCGTCAACAAGAAAATGACAATTGGTCAATTGTTTGAAAATATCCCTACTCACCTTGCAGTAGATGATATTACAACTTTGACTGCTACAGCAGCAAACCTTGCATCATCATTCGTATCAGCGATTGACTTGTCAGGTGCTAGTGGCTCAGTTGCATTTACTTTAGATGATGGAACAGACGTTGGTCAAATTAAAATCATTTATGCAAAAACTGAACCAGCAGGTTCATACAGTGCAAATATAAATGTTGATTCATGGGGTTATTCATCAACTTCAGGTACTGAAATAGTACTTGATTCACAAGGTGAAGCTGTGATTTGTATTTGGGACGGTTCTTTATGGTACCCAATTTCTGTTTTCGGTGCAACAGTACAGTAAAATAGAATATGAAGGAATATGCAACAGATAGTCTAAGTTCTAGACTTCCAAGTCTCTTACCTGAATTTGTAAGAGAGGAAAGTCCTGCACTTGAGGCATTTGTAAAATCATATTTCGAATACTTAGAGTCGGAGATAATCACATTATCTTCGCAATCAGTTCTTGATAATTTAAGTTTGGAAGATGGTGTCGGAGACCTACTATTGGAATCCGACACTTCCTTTTCATCTAAAATTATTACAGAACAATCAATTTTAAATCCAACTTTACTTGCTTCTCCATTTACTAAAGGGGAGTTTGTTGTTGGTACTAAATCTAAATCCGTTGCAAAAATTGATATTGTAATTGGTGATAAGATTTATGTTGAAACAATATCAGGAAATGGTTTCTTAAAAGGAGAGACGATTACTGGTAGAGAATCTAAACAGACAGGTGTTGTAGGAAGTTTTAAACAAAACTCTGTTCTTGCAAATAATAAACTGTTAGATTATTCTGATGTCGATAAAACATCTGAAGAATTCTTACAGTATTTTCAGAACGACTTTATACCATCTTTGGATATAGGTTCTACAGTTGACCGAAGGTTAACTATAAAACACATTAAAGATTTATATCAGACAAAAGGAACTGCAGAGTCTGTACAGTTCTTAATGAGATTGTTATATGGTCAAGATGCAACCATTAGATATCCCGACAATGAAACACTATATCTAAACCAGTCTGATTACAGTCAAGTAAGAAGGATGAGAGTGCAAATTCTATCTGCACCTCCACAAGCAACAGACAGAGTTATACAGTTTGAGAGTGGAACTAAAAAAGTACAAGCAGAATCAGTCGTAGAAAATGTATTTGTAGATTCTGTTGAGGATAGAAAGTATTCATTAGAAATAACAGACAATCATATTGGAGAATTTACTCAAGGCTCTACCGTAACATTTATAGACCGTGATGGTATTACCGAATATACTGGAACTGTACTAGGTGTTGTTAATGGGGTTTCAGACGAATCATCTTCTACTTACATATCACACAATGATAGTGGAGACATATTATTAGAAACAGGTGGTGGTTTACTACTGGAAGAATCTTCCGTAGGTTCATTATACTCATTCAATGATAAATTATTCTTTGCAGGTAGTAAGGATAACACAAATGCAACAGAAGGTCAAGCAAGAGTTGACGGTTTATCTAAGGGTGGTATTACAGAAATTTTCATTGAGACTGGTGGTCAAGACTATGAAGGTGAAGACTTAATTGTATTTGACAACACTGGAACATCAGGTGGTGGTGCAGAAGCGGTAATCGGTTCTGTTGGAGATGAAGTATTACTAGAAGGTGGGTCAACATTTGGTCACTATGAAGTTACTGCAACTGCAGGTCAAACCCTAGTGGGTGGGCCTGGTGTTAGAGATGACAATGGAAATCTAATTATATTCAATGACAATACACTTAAAGTATTTGTTGATGATGTATTACAAACACCAAACACATCATATACTGAAAGAGACTATTCACACAAAAACGATAGAGTTGTATTTACTGATGCACTTTCTGCTGGTCAGAGAGTCGACATGTACACAGAGTTTAATCAGTTAGTATACGAAGACGGACAAGAGATTAACTTAGAAACTACTGTTGGTAATATCAGAAGTGTTAAAATTTTAAGTAGTGGTGGTGGTTACGAATCAGTCCCTACTGCATTCCCTGGCGGTTATATCTATATGGATGACCTATCAGGTTATCAAGTTAATGAAGTAGTTACTGGTCAGACATCTAATGCAACTGCTACTATTTTAAGAATAGAGACTGATAAGAAACGACTAGTAGTTAAACGATTACCTACTGATACTGGTGCATTTATTACTGGTGAAGTAATCAATGCTGGAACATCTTTAACACAACGTACCAATACTTTAGTAAAAGTTACGAGTGGAACAGGTGGTAAGATATTCTGTTTTTCAAATGAGATTGGTGGTGTTAACTCAATTAACCTTATTGAACAGGGTAATGATTACATATATGATTCCGTAGTATCAGACAAATCTGTATTCCCCATGTTGATTACCACACCAACTAATACCTTGAATAAAGGTGTGACCATTACAGGTCAAGCATCAGGTACAACTGCAGAAGTTGTCGACTATGATGCAGATAGACACATACTAAAGTATACAAATTTAAATGGACATTTCCTAATAGACGAAGTTGTCACATATCAAAACACCGACCAATTTGAGGTTATGAAATCTAACCCATATAATGCAAGAGGTAAGTTTGGTGGTGAGGGTATAATGCAAGAACAGTTCCTAACAGATAAGGGACATGTAAATGCAGCCGCATCTAACATACAAGATGGTAGATATTACCAAACTCATTCATACGTTATTAAGGTTGGAGAATCAATTAACAAATATAGGTCTACAGTTAAAGACCTTCTACATCCAGCAGGACATATATTCTTTGGTGAAGTTGCATTAGAAAATACAATTACTGGTCAGACAAGAACTTCTAAGTTCCAACCAACAATTATTATGGTAATGGAACCTGTTCTTTCTGTAACAAATGCATTTGCAAATTCATTAAGAACATATTTACTACATGCAGATATGACTGCAACAGGCCCTGAAGGTGGTATTGGTCTATTAACGCTTGACGAAGCAGGACAACCTGTATATAATACAGACCCTAGAACTGGTGGTGCAATAACTGAACCTAATACAGAATATGGTGACTCTATGATGAGAAGTCGTCATATGAACATTCTGAAGATTGTAAATAAATCTATACCTTCACTTAATATAGGAAATGCAAGAGGTGTTGTTCGTTCTATAGGTTCTCTAAACTTAATGGATAATCAAGACACGTTAGATTATCATAATAGAAAGTATGTTGCAGCCGACCAAGGTAAAATTGTAGATTTATATCAACCAACTGAAGAAGTTTTAGTAATGGAAGATGGTAATAGGATAGAACTTGAAGAACAACCATCCTTTATGAGGTTTGAAGAAAGAGAATTTGCAGAAGTTAAGGGTGAAGCAGGAGACAGAATAATATCTGAAGATGGTGAGACATTATTAAGATTAGAAACTGCAACAACTACAGAAGAGATACAGTTTTTTGTATCAGAAAGGAACCCCGACTTAAATGATAAGTTTACTCTATTTGAAAATGGGGATAGAATTGTATTTGAGGACAATAGTGCAATGATTGATGAACAATCATCAGACTCTTCTGTACCTTCTACAACATTTGCATCATTTGGAACGAACTTTAAATCCCTAAATACCATTACAGGACAAAGAATATATGATATATCATATTACTTAAAGGATGAAACTGATGAGGATGATATATTATTAGAAGATGGGTATGGAAATATTCTAAGTGAAGAGTCCAAACCCGAAGGCTTACGAATTGGTGACCTAAATGATTACTATTCTAACCTATTCATTCCCGAATTTGAAAAAAGGGAGTTAAAAAGAACAAATATTACATATAGTGCATACATAAAGTCTGCATAGTGTTATAAATAGTATTAAATATCTTGAGGAGATAAAATAAAATGGCAGCAATAATTACAGAAAAGTTTCGTACACATAATGCGAAACAATTTAAAGAGGACTTCGGTGAAAGTGCCTCATCAACTTATATCTTTATAGGTCGTTCATTCCCATGGACAGACGACACTTCTCCACCAGTTCCAGTAAATGGAACAAGTGAGGAGATGGATTCATTTTCAGATATGCTTTCTATGAAGAAAGTTTCATCTTCTGATGTATCACATGCTATACAAAGATACGACTGGACAACAGGAACTAAATATGACGAATATTCTCATGATATAAGTTCTTCAAACACTTCATCAAGCACATCTGCAAATAATCTATTTGATTCTAAGTTTTTTGTCATCACTGATGACTACAATGTCTATAAGTGTATAAGAACTGGAAGAAATAGTTCAGGTGTTACGGTTGAATCAACTGTAAAACCAACTGGAACAAGTGCAACAGCCTTAGTGTATACCTCGGACACTGGTGCAGCTGCAGGATATATTTGGAAGTACATGTATACAGTATCTGCTGCTGATACAATTAAGTATGTGACTTCAGACTTTTTACCAGTTAAATCATTAGGTGCAAAAACTGCTGTTGCAGGTACAGGAACAAATGGTCAGTTGGGTTCAACTGCAACAAACGACTCCTCTTCACTATGGGATGTAGAAAACTCTGCAACTTCAGGTGCAATCTACCATGTAAGAGTAGATAATGCTGGTTCAGGTTATACGCCTGGAACATATACTAATGTTGCTATAGACGGTGACGGTTCAAGTGCAACTTGTTCAGTAACTGTTGGTTCTGGCGGTGGTGTCACATCTGTTTCAGTTACTACATCTGCATATGGTTCAGGTTATAAACGTGCATCTATTGATGTTGCAGGTATATCAGGAATCGGAAGTGGTTCAAGTGCAGTATTAACACCAATTATATCACCTATGAACGGACATGGTGCAGACCCAGTTGAAGAACTAGGTGGAAACTATATAATTGTAAACTCAAGATTTGAGTTTAACGAAGGTTCGGGTGACTTCCCAACAGATAACGATTTCAGAAGAATAGGGTTACTACAAGACCCATTCACTGCAGGAACAACAACAGTTGCAACTGCAACAACACTTGGTGCATATAATAAGATGACATTATCAAGTGTTTCAGGACTATCAGTAGATGATATTATTCGTAATGCATCATCAGATGGTGCTGGAGTGGCAGTGTCAAGAATCATATCAATTAATGGTTCAGTGGTATCACATCAACCTATTGTAAATAGTGAAGGTGGATATGTAAACTTTGCACAAGATGATACTGTTTACAAAGGTGGTACAACAATCGGTAATGCAGATTCACTAGATGCTAATTTCCCTGAAGTAGAAAGATTTACAGGTAACATCCTGTATGTTGAAAACAGGGGTGCTGTAACTAGGGCTGCAGACCAAATCGAAGATATTAAATTAATTATAGAAATGTAATTATCGGGGACTTAATGTCCCCACAACAGGTTAAGGAATATGCCAGAAAAAACTGATTTAAATATAGCACCGTATTATGATGACTTTTCGGAAGATAAGAAATTCAATAAAGTTCTGTTCAGAGCAGGTCGTCCACTACAGTCTAGAGAAATAACTCAAACCCAATCCATATTACAAAATCAAATTGAAAGATTTGGTTCTCATATGTTTGAGGAGGGGTCTTTAGTTACTGGTGCAGAATCAGATATAGATTTAGAAGTATTCTATGTAAAAGTAAACTCTGCAAACCCGAACGCTGGTGGAGATGCAAATACAGAAGAATATAGAAAAACTTTTCATGATAAATTCCTAAGAGGTAAATCATCAGGTGTTGTCGGTAAAGTTTTCTCTTCAGCTGCAGAAACTACAGATGACCCTATAACATTATTTGTTAAATTTCATTCACAAGGAACTGATGCAAGTAACTCTGTAGTATTCTATTCAGGTGAAGAACTACAAGAGTGTACATTGGGTGAAGATGGAACAGTTACTGTAAACAGTGCTAATAATAATGAGTTCACAGTAAAACCAAAAACAGATAGTCCAGTTGGTCGTTCTTCTATTGCAAGTATATCAGAAGGTATAGTTTTTGCAAGAGGATTCTTTTGTAAAGTTGACAAACAAGAACTCATACTTGAAAAGTATTCAGGTAAACCAACATACAGAGTTGGTCTAACAATTGCAGAAGACCTAGTATCCTCTGCAGATGATACAAGTCTTTTAGATAACTCTTCAGGTACAACAAATGAAAATGCAGCTGGTGCTGATAGACTTAAGTTAGATTTTGTACTATCTAAGTACACACTTGATACTACAGATGATGTAGACTTTATAGAACTTGTCAGAGTTAATCAGGGTATAATAGAACTTAAGATAACAAGACCAATATACAATGAGATTGAAAACTCTATGGCACGAAGAACATTTGATGCTAATGGAGACTTTGTTGTTAGACAATTCACACATAGTTTAAGAGAACATTTGGACGACACTACAAACAGAGGTTATTATACTTCTGCTAATGGTGGTGATGACGATAAGTTCATCATGCAGGTATCGCCTGGTAAAGGATACGTTAAAGGATATGAAATCGATAAGATTGGTACAACACCAATATCATTCAGTAAGGCAAGGTCTACAGTATCTTTGAACAACACAAACACCCCAGTAAGGATTGGTAATAAATTAAGAATTACTAATGTCCATTCATTACCCGAATTTGGTAATGAAACTGGAGATGCAACAGTCACACCATTTAAAGAAGTTACTCTTTGGGATACTACAATATCAAGTAGTGGAACAGAACCTTCAAGTGGAAAGATTGGTTTTGCAAGATTAAGAAACATAGATTTACAAAGTGGTTCTGCATCTTCACAAGAGTATAACGCTTCATCACAATGGAACTTGTATCTATTTGATATCAAGATGTTAACAAAAATAAGTGGAACTTTGGCTGGAACCTTTACGGAAGGAGACCAAGTAATTGGTGGTACTTCAGGTGCAACTGGTATTGTTTCATATACTACAACTGGTCAGTTATTTGTTCATGACGTAGTAGGTACATTCGTAGTTAATGATGCAATCACAACTAACGGTACAACTAGTGGAACAACAACAGTTACTGCAGTTCGAAACTATAACATTGACCGTGTTAGAGGAGTTTCACAAGACCCACAAGATTCAGGTTCAACTACATTTACTGCAAACACTGTAGTAGATGCATCTAGAACTCTAATCGGTACAGTTACATATACAGATGGTTCTACAACTGTTACTGGTTTTGCAACTTCATTTACAACTGAATTAAAAGAAGGTGACATAATAGTAAACCCTGCTAATGATGTTGCATCATTTGAGTTAGTAGTTGCAAGTGTTACAGATGACACGACTCTTACACTTACAGGAAATGCTGGAAATTCATACACTGGTAATGTAACAAGAAGACGAACACAACTATATGACCAAGACCAAACTGCATCTATCTTTGCATGGCCAAGAGACTGGGTAAAAACACATTCATGTGATTCTATTCAGGTAAGAAGACAACAAGTTGTTGATGTATCAGGTGGTTCTTTCACTATTAGTACTGGTTCAAATGCAACATTCGGTGCAGTCAATACAGATAACTTTACGATTGCAGTTGTTGATGAATCTTCAGATGCAAATGCATATGATTTAGGTGACCTACTTAATATAGAAGATTTTTCAGGAGACCCTTCAACAGATGGTGGGACAGGACAAACTCTTACTAAAAGTATACCAAATAATAATGGTGCAAAACTTAAAATTACATTTACAGTAAATAGAACTAATCCTGATTCTAGAAATAAGACATTAAGAAAATCAAGATTACTTGGTGTTGAAAGTGCAAGAAGTGCTGGTGGTTTCTATGGTACTGCATATGATGATAAAGAAATTACTTTAGGTGTTGCAGACGTTCATAAAATTCATGCAATATATGAAGGAGTAGGAGGAACAACACCTCTACCACCTTCATCATATTTTTCAGTAGACAGTGGAACATTCCAAGTATACGAAACAATCATAGGTCAAACTTCAGATGCTCGTGCTGTTATGATTACATATAGTGGCTCACTTGCAACTTCATATTATAGAATGGTATCAGGAACATTTATAGAAGGTGAAAGTATTGTCGGTCAGACTTCACTTGCAGTCGCAACAATTACTAGTGTATCACAAGGTTCACCCGATATCAAGTCTAGATTCTTCTTTGATAATGGTCAGAGAGATGGATATTATGACCTTGCAAAAATTACAAGAAAGGTTGGAGAACCAACCCCGTCAGGAAAAATACTAGTTGTATTTGACTACTTCACTTCAGATGGTGGAGATTTCTTTGACGTTGAATCATATGCATCAGTACCATATGACGAAATTCCAGTGTTCTCACCAAGTAGAGTAGACTTAGGTGGTTTAGAACCTGATGGAACATTTGAACTTTCAGATTGTGTTGACTTTAGACCAGTCGTAGGACAAATTATTGGTACATCAACATTTGGAACAACAAACACTCAAGACCCAACTAACCCAGTAAACTTATCAAATTCTACAGAGGGTTCTGTTTATGCACCGTTTGGATATGACACTGGTAGAGATTTCAGTCAATCAAGAACTGGAATTTCAAGTACAGGTGCAAGTTCAAACGACACACCAGTAACAGGTTCAAGTGTTGTTGGGGACATTGCATTCTACGTTGGAAGAATAGACAAAGTATTCTTACATAAGTCGGGTTCATTCCAAACATCTGCTGGTATTCCTTCACTATCACCGACTAAACCTAAGGCTGTTGATGATGCAATAGAATTATTCGAAGTACAGATACCTGCATATACTAAAAGTTTAAAAAACGTAAGAGTTAGAACACAAGACCACCGTAGATTTACCATGAAGGATATTGGTAAGATTAATAATCGTGTTACAAACCTAGAAAGAATCACTGCATTGTCTCTACTAGAAAGAGACACACAGTCTAAACAAATTTTAGATGCTGATGGATTCGATAGATTTAAGTCAGGGTTCTTAGTAGACAACTTCAGAGGACATAGAGTTGGAGATGTGAATCATCCCGATTATCAGATAAGTGTAGATACAAAACTTGGTGCAATGAGACCACAATCTTATTCACAATTCTTTGACATAGACTTTAATACTGCTATATCTTCTAATTATCAGAAGACTGGAGATTTAATTACTCTACCTTATAGTTCTCAAACATATGTAAATCAAGATAAGGCATCAAGAACTATTAATGTTAACCCATACCATGTATTCAATTTCTTTGGTACAGTTAAGTTATCACCCGAAACTGATATATGGAATGATACAGAACAATTACCCGAAGTAAGAATGAACAGAGAAGGAAACTATGATGCAGTTCTTTCTGAAAATACAAACTCACTAGGAACGGTTTGGAACTCATGGCAAACAACATGGGTTGGTGAACCTAATACAGTATCAACAGAAGTGCAGGCCACTTCTAATGGTTCTTGGAGTGGAGACCCAGCACAAGGTGGAGAATGGGTTGCTGGTTTACAAGTATCAAGAGAAATTACAGAAACAGTTGAGACTCAAACAAGAACAGGTGTTACAACAAGTGTTGTTGAAGACTTCGTAGAAACAAGAAACGATAGAGTTGTAAGTATAACAATAGTACCTTTCATGAGGTCTAGAACTATTGAGTTAGATGCAACTAATTTAAAACCAAATTCAAACCATTACTTCTTCTTTGATGGAATCAGAGTAGATGAATATGTAAGACCTTTAAATGCAACGTATTCACAAGACGGTGGAACAACAGTTACTTCAGGACTTAAGTCAGATGGTAATGGTAGACTAAGAGGTTTCTTTGAGTTACCAAACACAAGTAAACAAAGTTTCCCTACAGGACAAAGAGAACTTAGATTAACGTCTAGTTTTTATGACTTGAATAACCCAGGCTCACAGGCAAGTGGAATATATCAGGCACAAGGACTACTACAATCTAACCAAACAGAGATTACATCTACAAGAAATGGTAGAGTAATTACAGAAAGGAGTACTGGTTCTAGACAAATAACTAGGGCTGGTGAGAGAATAAATGCACAAGTATTTGATGAGACTGCACCACCAATACCACCTGTTGCAGAGTTACCAGTAATACCCGATATTATACAAGACCCTGTACCAATTGAAGTACCACCTCCATTTTCAAGAGTAATTGCACCACCACAATTACCCCCACTACCTGAGCCACCACCATTTATTGCACCTCCAATGTTAATACCTACTACTAGGAATATGGACTTTAGAGTGGTTGAGGATAGAAGATTCTTCGATTTCCCACTAGACAGAGGTTGGGGAGACCCACTTGCACAATCATTCTTGGTTGATAGGTCAGGTGGTATGTTTGTAACATCTATAGACTTATTCTTTGAGAAGAAAGACTCAACACTACCAGTTTCTGTTGAAATTAGAAATATGATAAATGGATATCCAGGCCAGAATGTTATACCATTCTCTACTGTAACAATAAATCCAGCGAATGTCAATACATCTTCTGATGGTTCAGTTGCAACAACATTTACATTTGAATCTCCAGTATTCTTAGAAGAAGACCATGAATATTCATTCGTAGTATACTCCAATTCAAATGAATTTACAACATTTATTTCAAGAATGGGTGAGAAAGACCTTGCAACAAATCAGACAATTGCAGGTCAACCGTATGCTGGTTCATTATTCTTATCACAAAATGCATCCACATGGACTGCAACACAAGAAGATGACTTGAAATTCCACATGAAGACTGCTCAATTTGACACTTCAAAAACACCAGTGTTAAAATTTGAGAATTCTCCTTTGACCACTTCTAAATTACAAAGTAATGCATTAGAAACATTCAGTGGACAACAGTATGTTAAAGTTTATAACTACATGCATGGTATGTATACGACAAACTCAAATGTAACACTTTCAGGTATTAGAGGTGATAAAGAAGATTGCGTATTAACCGTTGCAACACCTTCAGTAAGTGGGACACCTAACAATGGAACATTTAATGTATCCTTAACTGGCGGTACAGGTGCAGGTGCAACTGCAGAATTTACAGTTGTTGATAATGCAATAACTACAGTATTCATTACCGACCCAGGCTATGGATATGCAACAACTGATACATTGAGTGCAGTAAACTTTGACGGTGGAACTGCAGACTTGACAATAGATGTTGATACAACTGGAGAAACATTAGGTGGTATTCCAGTATCTTCATTGAATTCTTCATTCACTTCTATTGCAAACATAGGAATAGACTCCTTTACAGTATTACCCGACCTATCTAGTTTTGATGTTAAAACAACATACTCATCAAATGACTCAACAGTCGGTGGTGGAGAAAATGCAACATCAACAAGAAACTATTACTTTGATGCAATTCACACACTCATTCCAAGTTTAAACTATGCTTTAACTAGAATTAGTGCAAGTGTATTAACAACACCTATGAATTCACCTGAAGGATATAGTAATGGTACTGCATATACTAAGAACAATACAAGTAAATTTGTAACACTAAATGATAATGTGTTCTTTGATTCTCCTAGTGTTATTGCATCTCCTATTAATGAAACTAATGAGATGTCATCAGAGAAATCATTCACATGCACACTTCAGTTACAATCAGTTAACTCAAATGTATCTCCAGTTATAGATGTGGGTACAATAGGTGCGATAGGTATAGGAAATAGAATCAACAACATAGATTCCAATGCAGATGTACCTACAGGAACAGTTTATACTGCATCAACAGAACCTGATGGAGATAACAACGCAATGGTATATTGCACTAGAAAGGTAAATCTAAAAACTCCTGCATCAACACTTAAAGTTATTGCAGATGTGTTTAGACCACCAACAACAAATGTTCAAGTGTTATATAAGATTCTTAAAAATGATGAATCTACACCTTTTGACGATTTAAATTGGGAGTACTTTAATGACTATGGAACACCCGATACAACAACAGAGGCAGATGCAAGAAACTTTAAAGAGTATGAATGGACTATAGACGACCTACCCGAGTTCAGTGCATTTGCGATTAAGATTGTAGGTAAAGGTTCTAATAGTTCAGTGGTTCCTATGGTATCTGCATTAAGATGTTTAGGACTTGCATAATGTCAGAGTACTATAAAGTAGAAGGACATACATCTCTATTAAGGGATTCCGAATCTTCTGCAATAGTAAGTACTGATGTTAGTGCTTGGAGATTACATAAACTTAGAAAAGATAACTATAAAAAACAGGTAGATGAAATAAATAATATTAAGGATGACATGAGAGATATAAAAGACATGCTTAATCAACTAGTGGAAAAGATAAATGGCTAAACAAGTAGACCAATTCAGTACTTTAGAGAACTTCAGAGAAACCTTTAATCAGGTTTCTACAGACGTTGGCGATGTAAGTGGGCTTAGAACTACTAGTCAAGGAACTCTTGTAGATGCAGTTAATAGTATTGAGGATAAATCATTCTTCTTCCAAGAATTTATATTCATTGCAACTTCGGGTCAACAAGTATTCTCGGGTTTAGATATTAATGGAAATGAATTAGAATATAAAAAAGACAGATTACAGGTTTATATACAAAGAGACCACCAATTAAAAGATGATGACTATACTATCGGTGGATTTGGTGTATTGAGTGCTAACACTTATAGTCAGATTACACTTACTAGTGGTGCAACTGCAGGTGATAAGATTACTGTATATTCATACACTGGTTCATATTTAGGAGTTGCAGATTCAGGTGTTGCAACAGGATTCTTTAACCAAACTTCAGAAAATGTAATTTACAATAACAACGATAGTGGTATCATATTTAATGAAACTTCTATCAATGCGACAACTACACTTTCAACAAGTGCAAAGATTGAATTTGATGGAAATGTATATCACCAAGATAATGTAACACTTGCAAGTGGTAAAACATTGACTGCACCAACACTTACAGACGGAACTATGTCTATTAATAGTGGTGCAATAACGAGTGCAACAACTGGTTCATTCAGTGGTAATGTTGCAGTTGGTTCACTTACTTCTTCAGGAGATGTTGCAGGTACAACAGGTACATTCTCTTCTGCAGTTTCAGGTACAACAGGTACATTCTCTTCTGCAGTTTCAGGTACAACAGGTACGTTTACAGGTAATTTATCTACCACTGCAAACTTAACAGTTAATGGTAATGTTGATTTAGGTAATGCCAGTGGTGATACGATTAGCTTGACAGGTTCAGTAGATTCTGATATAATATCAGATACGAATAATACTCGTGCCTTAGGGTCTAGTAGTAAAAGGTGGTCAACTCTATACTCAACAGATTTGAATGCAACAGGCACCTCCACATTGACTACAGTGGACATTAATGGTGGTAATATAGACGGTACAGTAATCGGTAGTTCAACTGCAGCTGCAATTACTGGTACATTAATTACTGCAAGTACAAACTTTGCAGGAGACTTAACTGGTGATGTCACTGGTACAGTTTCAGATATATCAAATCATAATACAGGAGACTTGACAGAAGGGTCTAATTTGTATTATACTGATACAAGAGTAAACTCTGCTTTTGATACAAGACTTGCAACTAAAGATACTGATGATTTAACAGAAGGCAGT